CGTCATTACGGAGCGGGATCCGGAGAGTGACAATGCTTTCGATCAACGTATTGTCATTAAACGCATCTTGCAACAGGCCAGTGTGGTCTTGGATCCCTTCGCGCAGGAACCCGATTTCTCCGATGGAACATGGGCGTTTATTACCAACGATATGCCGTGGGATACCTATAAACGACGGTATCCCAAGAGCGAGATGGCGGCATTCAGCGAAGACGAACTCTCTGCCTTGGGGGTCGAGACACAAAGTTGGGTATCTGGCGATGAAGGGGCGGGCCGTGCCGTTCGCGTGGCTGAATATTATCGATTGGAAACACGCACACGCCGACGCGTGCTCCTCGACGATGGATCTGACAGTTATGACGACGAAATCCCTGATGAGCGAAGTATGCGAGATGGGGATAACGCACGAACGATTAACGAAGAAGTTCCGATCTTGTATTGGTCGGTGATCAACGCTATCGAGGAGCTTGAACCCGCGCAGACACAAGATGGCCGGTATATTCCGATTATTCCCGTTGTTGGGCGAGAACTCATTCCGTTTGAGAGCGAACGACGATGGGTGGGAATGATTGAGCCAAATAAAGATGCCGTTCGGTTGTTGAATTACAGCGCCAGTAGCGCCGTCGAAATGGCGAGCCTGGAGACGAAGGCTCCCTATACGATGGTCGAGGGGCAAGAAGAGGGGCACGAACAGGAATGGCAACTTGCCAATGTGCGGAATTTCCCCTATTTGCGTTATCGCAATGTGTCGCTCAACGGAACGCCCGCGCCTCCTCCCCAACGCACACAGGTTGATACATCACGCCTTGGCCCATCAATGCTGCTTTTACAGCAAGCGCGAGAGTTCATCCATGAAGGTACCGGGGTTTATGAAAGTGCCTTGGGTCAGCAAGCGACGAATGCAAAGAGCGGACGCGCAGTCTTGGCACTCCAGCAGCAGCATCAGGCAGGATCGAGCCATTTTATTGATAATCTGGCCGAAATCAGTCTGACCTACGAAGCCAAAGTCATCCTTGATCTCATTCCGTATATTTATGATCGACCGGGCCGCGTCGCTCGGATCCTGGATCTGGAAGACAATTCACGGACGGTGATGTTGAATGCGCCGTTTACGATGAATCAAGAGACAAAACGCCCGCAAATGTCGATGAATGGCGGCGGAGGTATGCCGCCAAACGGGATGGCTCCGATGCCTCCACCGCCGATGCCGCCGGGAATGGAACAAGGGATGCCTCCGGGGATGCCACCGGGAATGCCGCCGGGGATGCCTCCAGGTATGCCTCCCGGTGGGCCACCCGGTATGCCTCCCGGTGGGCCACCCGGAATGCCACCGGGAATGCCACCGGGAATGCCGCCGCCTCAGCCGCCCCCCGACACCTCACTGTCGATTGAGCCACGGATCCAGCATTATGATCTGAAAAAGGGCCGGTATGGGATTACGGTCAGTATTGGGAAATCGTATAAGAGTCGGTCTGAAGAAGGGGCTGACGAACTTGGACAACTGTTCCAAGCGCAACCGCAACTCTTCCAGATCTTGGGTGATATTTATCTGAAATTCAGGGATTTCCCCGGACATCTCGAAGCAGCCGCTCGTATCAAGAAACTCCTTCCTCCGCCCTTGCATGATGAGGAGAATGCGCCAAACCCGCAGCAATTACAGCAACAACTGCAACAAGCGGGTCAAATGGTGGAGCAACTCACGAAGGCACTTGACGAGAAAACGCAAGAAATCGATGCGAAACTGCCTGAGTTACAGATGGAGTCACAGCGTGCTGAGGGAGATCGGCAAGCCAAGCTGAAAATTGAGCAGATGCGGAATGAGACGCAACTGGCAGTGACGGCGATGAAGATTAAGGCGGATGAAGCCTCTTCGATCTTCAAGGCCGAGGTGAACCGTGTAGGAACAGACGCCGATCAAGCCTTTACGGCGGCTTCACAAGAAGTCACGCTTATCCATGAAAAGGCACTTGAACGAGAGAAGTTATTGTCTCAGGAACTTCGTGCGGATAAAGCGCGATCCGGCTCTCCGTCTCCCGATCCCTCGATTCTCGAAGAATCGATCATCGCCGTGCCACTTGACGCCGGAATTGATATCAGTCTCGGAGGACTTCCACCGGAAGAATAATATATGGCTCATAAACTCTCAGCATCCGTCCGATCTGCCCGTGCCAAGCCCGGTGGGAGTAATGTAGGCAACTATCCTAATGTTAAGAGTTTTGCGGGGCCATCTGGGGGTGCGCCTAAGGGGAGTTACCCGATCAATACCCGTGCGAGGGCAAAATCGGCGTTGCAGTTGGCGCATAATGCGCCGAATCCGGCGGGGATCCGTAAGGCCGTTGTTGCAAAATATCCGGGATTAAAGAAAAAATCATAATATTGTGGTATTAAGTAGGGGGCTATGAATACAGACGCTGGTCAGGTCACACAGGGCGATATTACGGTTGATAGCAACCATGAGACGGTTGACCAGATTCAATTAGCATTTACTGAATCTGATGCCACGGATGCCTCAGATGAGAAGACCTCTGCGCCTGCACCGCAGGAAGAGATTCAAGATACGGCTGCCCCTGATTTAGCCTCTGACGATACATCTGAACAGAAATCAAAATCAAAGTCCAACCGAAGGAACAATCCCACGGAAGCGGTGAAATCCGCTGTATCAAAGCAGCGTGAAGCCGAACGTCGAGCGGAAGCCGCAGAAGCGCGTATTCAGGAGATGATTACGCCATCACCGGCTCCTCCTCCGGAAAAGCCAGCGGATTGGGAACGATTTAAGAGTTTGCCTGGGGTGCCAACAGTTGATGGCTTCACGTCGTATGAAGATTATTCCATGGCGATGGCGTCATTTATTGCTGATACCCGGTATCAAGAACGTGAATCGGAACGGGCATCGGTATATCAGGCGAGTCGGCAGCATCAGGCTGAATCGGCGCAACTCTCTCGGTGGAATGATCGATTGACCGAAGCTAGATCATCGAATCCAGGCTTTGATGCGTCGTTGAACTTGGAGACACCGATGTCTCTTCCGATGCAGCATTTGGCGATGGAAAGCCCTCAAGGAATTGAAATCCTTCAATGGCTTTCCGATAATCCACAAGAATCTCAGCGTATCTCCACGCTGCACCCGGCTGAAACATACCGGGAAATGGGGAAAATCGAAGCACGACTTGAAGCTGCTCCTCCGCGTGCCTCAGCCCGAGTCGTTAGTAACGCGAAACCCCCGGTTAGGCCGCTCGGGACATCGCCCCATGTCGCTGATGAGTTCGCTATTACGGATGATCTCTCATTTGACGAACATTTTCGTCGAGCAAATGCTGAAGATCGTGCGCGTGGGCGACTCTAAACAAAGGATGTGACCCGTGGCAAATACTCTTGCTACTCCGTCCTGGACGACAAAGGAAGTCGCACGAGGGTTTATCAACAAACTCGTGTTCCTTGCGAATGTCAACAGGACATACGATAGTTCGTATGAAATTGCCGGTGCGAAAGTCGGCAATACTGTCAATGCGCGGCTCCCGCAGCGGTTTACCGTCACGGATGGTCAGGCATTGCAACTTCAGAACCTCTACGATCAGACGGTTCCGATTTCATTAACCAACCAGAAGAATGTCGCGTTTGGCTATTCTTCACAGCAAGCCACGACAGAGCTGGATAATATTCGGACACGCTATGTCGAACCCGGAGCCGATGCGCTCGCGAATGCGGCTGAGGTCTTGGCGTTTGATGCGGTGTATCGAGATATCTACTCGTCTGTCGGGACACCCGGCACGACACCCACGACAACGCTGACCTATTTGCAGGCTGGCGTGAAGCTGACCGATCTCTCGACGCCGTTGCGGGGCCGGGTGGCGGTACTCGATCCGTTGGCGATGAGCACGCTGGCGAATACGACCAGCACGCTCTTCAATCCAACCGCTGTCATCTCTGAGAACTATGAAGAGGGCATGTTTGGGCGGAAGCAGTTGGGCGTCGATAAGTGGTTGCAGGATCCGGTGCGTCCGACGCATACGACCGGCACCTATACGGCTTCGACGCCACTCGTGAATGGTGCAGACCAGACGGGAAGCACGATTTCCACGGATGGGTGGGCCTCTGGTGCGGCGACCTTGAACAAGGGAGACATTTTTACTATCGCAGGTGTGAATAGTGTCAATCCTTTGTCCTACTCGTCCACTGGTCGTCTGCAACAGTTCGTGGTGACGGCGACGACATCCGATTCGTCGGGGGCGATGGCGACATTGCCGATTAGCCCGTCGATTATTACGTCGGATCAGTTGCAGACCGTGGATGCGTCTCCGGCCAACAATGCCGTGATTACGGTATTGGGGACGACAGACGCGGCTGGTGGCACATTGGCGACGACAACGAGTCCTCAGTCGTTCGTTTATTTGCCCGATGCTTTCGCATTCGTGATGGCCGACTTGATGAAGCCCGGTGCGGGTGCGGAATCGACGACCGTGCGAAGTAAATCACTCGGATTTTCTATTCGGATGGTCGAGCAATACCAGATCGGGACAGATCAGAATCCAAGCCGCTTGGATATCCTGATCGGCGCGGCCACCATTCAGGCGCGGCTTGCCGCGAGAGTCTGGGGTTAACGATATGGCACTAGCAACTACGACACTGAGTTCCGCTGTCGCCGTGACAGATACGGACATCGTTGTCGCCTCAGCAACTTCTGTGGCGGCAGGGCGCATTGTGCTCGTCGATGGCGAGTTCATGCAGGTGCTCCAGAGTTACACCAGCGGCACGACCGTGGGTGTCACAAGGGGGCAGAACGGCACCGCGACGGCTGCACATGCAGCCTCAGCGAATGTCACGCATGGGGATGCGACAGACTTCACTGTCGCCGCCCCTGGCACGCCCAATTTGAAACCGGGCGTTCTTGCGAATACGACGACCTCGTATTCGGCGGCAGGGGCCATCTCTTTTGGTGTGGCCCAGTTGACGGTGGCGATCATCAACGGGACAGGTGCCTTGGCGATGACGTTGGCAAACCCTGACTCCTCGCAGGATGGCATTATTCTCGCCATTGTTGGGAACGGGAAAGCCGCGCACACCGTCACGTACACGGCGGGCCTGGGCGATGCGGGGTC